GCCGGGGAGGAGGAGAAAAAGAAATAATATGCGTTTCATAGTGTGCGTTTTTTTAATTTCGGTAATAACTGTTAATACCCACCCATTGGTAATTACCCGTGCGCGGGTGCGGCATGCAGACAAATTTGATATACAATAATTGAGTATCTCCAGTAAAAGCAAGAATTGTGTAATCTGTGGGCAATTCTGTGTTCTGATTTTTAAACCTAATGCCGTTAGTGCTTGATTCTACAATCATGGATGGTGCGCCGCCAATTTTCATATCATCCGAATACAACTCTACAATTTTCCCGGCATGCGTCGCGCTTGGCGTTGGCAAGGTAATCGTATCGTATCCGGTGGATAGACTGTCAATAAACAGATAAACGACTATCTGCGAAAAAGTATCCAGCTCTGTACTAATATCCCGATTAACGCTATCAACGGTAATGTATTTTACCCCTCCCAACTTTGCCAACCCCGCCGCCCCGTCTGCCAGCTTTGCCGAAGTGACCGCGCCGTTGGTAATGTGCTTTGTTTTTACGCTGTTATCCGTTGTGTCCAGCTTGGCGTTTATGCGGTTGCTGAGGCTAATTGTATCCTGTTTCTTTAGGTAAGGTAAAAGCATAGCACTCGTATCCACCGTATTAATATAAGTAGATAACATTGCCGAGGTGTCGGATATGTTCAACTTTAGATTGATGCGGTTGCTGAGGCTAATTGTATCCTGTTTCTTTAGGTAAGGTAAAAGCATTGCTGAGGTATCTGCCTTATTGATGTAAGTAGATAGCATTGCACTCGTATCGCTGATGTTAAGTTTCAAATTGATCCGGTTAGATAAGCTGATAGTATCCTGCTTTTTCAAGTATGGCGATAACATGGCACTGGTATCGGATATATTTAGCTTTAGATTGATACGGTTGCTTAAAGAAGCCGTATCCGTCGCGTTTAGCTTTGTATTTAGCTGCGTCTGCACCGATAAAGTCACGCCCTTTACGTAACTAAGTTCAGTCACGGTCGGATATGTGGCAGGGTCAAGCCTGGCAATGGTGCTATCTGTGCCCAACGCGATCAGCGCGCCTGGGGTGCTGCTCAACGTGTCTATCCGCAGTTTGCCGCCAACGTGCAAGGATGCGGCGGGGTTGTTTTTTAGAATGCCTACTTTGCCGTTGCGCGGGATGGCTAAATTTGTGCTATCCATGCCAGTTGCAAAAATGGTATTCCCAATGTTAAGCTGATTGTTGTTGTTTGGATTTAGTAATCTAATACTATGACCTAAAATAATATTATTACTTCCGGTTGTTATATCGGTTGCGCTAAATGTGCCTAAAATAATATTTTGATCTCCGTTAGTTAGGGCAAAAGCCGATCCTTGCCCTATAATAATGTTACTATTAGCAAAGGGCATATTTTGTCCCCCTGCATCTCTACCTAAAATTATGTTTGAAAAACCAGTATTTGTTTTGATATTACCGTAATTACCTAAAATAATATTATCACTTCCGGTTAAAATAGATTTATTCCCCCATGAAAAATTACCATTCGCAATATCTACCCTAAATGTCGTATCAAAAGCCAGTGTATTTGCTGAGGTAGTATAAGGCACTCTGCCCGCACCGCCAAAGGTGCTTAACCCTGTGCCACCATTTGCAACTCCTAATATACCTCCGGCAAATGGGCTTTTGGTTGCCAACAACTCCCCTGAGCTATTTTTCCCATACAAGCTATCCACCGTGCCAGATGCACTTCTTCGAATTTTAATTATCCCGCTGCTTGCAATAGTAAAATCCGGGTCTAAACCGATATTGTCCGCGCTCGTATTGCCGCGCATCGTTATCTGTCCTCCGGTCATATAAATTTCTGCATTGTTGCCCCCGGTTTCGTCCTGCTTTATGCCGTACTGATTTACCACGGCATTATTTCCGGTCGTGGTATTACCCACCAGGACAAAGTCTTTTTTGATTTGCACATAGTCCGCGCCGCCCGCCGCCTGCCTGAACTGCAAATCGGCATTGCCCATGCTGATTAAGCGGTTGCCCTTTAACGTTGCATCCATGTTATACAGCGAGGTATCTTTGCCCGGCTGCCAGATCGTGCCGTTGTATCGCAGAATATCGCGCGCTACCGCGCCCTGCGTGTTTACATTATGCAGCTCTCCCAGTTCGTAGCCATTTTGCACCTTTACAAATATCTCGCCGTTGTTCTTTTTCGTGATCACATAGCCCACAAGTACGCTATGTACCGGAGCTGTCGGCTTATCGTGCGTAAAGCCGCCCGGCACGGTATCCAGCCAAAGGGCTTCCCCTTCCGTTAGCGCACTTGTATTTATGCCCTTAATGTATCCGCTTACGAAAACAAAGCCGCTATCGTTATTATCTATTGCCTCCGCTGTTATGCCAAAGGTTGCGGAGCTGCTTATCTCGCCATCCGCATCCGCCAGGCTAATTTGAGGACGTTGCCCCGTTGCGCCGGAGATATAGACAACTTTGCCCTTTGCAATTTGGCTTCCGGTAACGTTGCGCACCAGGTGCGCCTCGGCTTGGCCTATCGGCATTTCTATGTCTCCGCTCATGCCCAGGTGTACAGTACCGCTTTGCGCATTCCAAATCATTTTCCCGGTCGTTGCCGTGCCCTCGTAGGTCGTTACAAATTGTATGCTATCTACCGGATTGAATTCACCTGCCGCGCCGATGCTATCCTTTAGTGCCTGCGTTAAATTATCCCAGTCAATTACCGCCGTATCTATCATCATCACCGCACCTGCATCGCTTACGATTATATCACCCTTATCCCCGTTTGGTATCGGATCAAATTGCACCTGCTGACCGTTTACCGTTAAAAATATCGTGGTTTGAGACCCACTTTCGACAACGCCCACCACGGCGTTCCCATCCCAGGGTAGGCGCACGTCCGTTAAGTTGTCCACCACGACCGAGGTTTCCCCGGATGCGCCCTGCGTTACGCTTAGGTTTGTTACGCTGTTTATGGTCATCGTGCTATCCGTTGCGGCGAGCGTTATGTAATCACCCGCAACAAAAGCAACGCTATCCCCCGTGCTGCTGCGCAACTTGACCGGGCTTGTTGCTCCTGCAAAGCTCAAATCCGTTTCGCCCGTGCCACCAAGGGCAATGCTATCCTTTACCGCCTGGCTTAACATTGCATAGTCAACGTGTCCGGCAGGGATCGTTACGTCTAAAAATATTTGCCCATCCTGCGCCGCCGCAACTTCCGTAACGCTAACAAGCCCCGTGCCCGTGATTGTTACGGCGTGCGTTATGGTCGTTACGGTAAGTATTCCAATAACTGCATTTCCATCCCAGGGGAGGCGCGCCGCCGTTGCGTTATCTACGACCACCGTTGCGCTTGTGCCGCCTTCGTCCGTGTCGCTAAGGTACAGCGTTGCGCCGTTGCCACCATCTGCGCCAACGCCAAGCTGTTGCGCCGCGCCGCCGTCCACGCGCTGCCATCCCTGTTTTGTTTTTATATAGCGATACAGCACGGCGTTGACCGTATCCAGGAGAAAGTACGCATTAGCAAGTGCGGCGGGCTTCACCGTTACCGTATCCGCGACCGTGCCCCGGTAGATCAGGCCGTCGCCCGTGGTCTGGTAGCCCAGGCGCGACTTGTTCCCGGTGGCCGGGAACTGCCCGTAGGCAGCCCCGGCGATGAAAACAATCAACAGTATGCCTAAAAAACGATGCAGCATTATTGTATAGTTGTAAATACAATTTCGTAATTACTTCCGTCGTAGTGCGAATTCGGGTCTATGGTGATCACCGCCCCAGCCTTGCTCCACTGGCTACCCAGTAGCTTTTGCCCATTTTGATATACGGTAATTTGCGCCTCGTTGGCAGGCATTGCCCCGCCGTTTGCTGTAATGGTTAGCGTGCCGGAGCTTGTATCTAAAAACTCCTGTCCAAAAATTCGCACGCTTTGAACCTGTGGTTGCGCGCTGATGCTTTGCCCGACGTATGCGCCAACGCCGCCGCTTCGTAGCGTGCCTCGCGTTGTCGTGCCCCGGCTGCCTAAGTTTTCCTCCTCTATTAATTCCACGGTCTTTTCTGTCCATCCGCTCGCTGCGCTTTGGAGCCGGAACCAGTCGCCGGAGGTGATTTCAGTCTGTGGATCGAAGTCGCACCCGGTTGTTATCCAATAGGCGGATGCGTAGTATATAGCCAGGTGAGGCAATAGGCATTTCTCCGCCGGGGCTAAGTTCTGAAAACTGCCCCGGATATAACGCTGTACTGGCGTTAGTTGCCCGCGGATGATTTCGTTTGCCAAAAGTTGGCTAAAGGCTTTGCCCGTACCTGTGTTGCCCACCTTCCAAGAATCGCTAAGCACCCAGGCCGAGGCATTGTCATAAATTTCTATGTGCCCGGGTGCCACGGTGGTCGGACCATCGCCTATGCGGGTGCTTACCTCTATCTTTTTGCTTGCAAAAGCATTGTTTTCAGCTGCATATCTAAGCACGTCGCTTTGTCCGTCGAATGTGCCCACCTGCAACACTTCCAAATAATTTGTAAATACGGAAAAGGTATATTCTATGTCTCCTGGCAGTTGTACCGGGGTGCTGATGGATTTTTCTACCCCCGACATCGTATAGGCTTTCCATGCTTCGATGTTGAAGGCAATTTCTCCTATTGCATTTGCAGGCAGGGGAGGGGTGACCAGGTTGAGCCGCATGATCGTAGCCACTAGCACCGGATCGCCGTCTTCTAAAATAATTGGCGAGGTGATATAGTAGTATTTGCTTGTGTCTGTCGTCCAGGCCGCTTCGCCTTCTGTCCAGCCTCCGACCAGGCGATGATTCCCGGCCCGGATAAGCACGCGGAAGACAAAGAAGAAGTTTTCGAAAGGATTTACATCTATCCATTCACTTTCCAGTTTTAGCGTTGATGTGTAGCTAATGCGAGTCTCGCCGCCAAATCCTGAGACAAAAACGCCTGTTGAAACCAGGCTTGTATTGTGCGTAAAGACCTGGCCTGCTAACAGGTTAACGGCTTGCAGGTGTTGATAATCTATCGTTAGTTTTTTGATCGGTGCGTAATAGCTAAAAAAGCCGCCGGAAAAGCGGAGCAGCTCCGACGTATTTAGCGCGGTCTGATTATGCGTAATGCTAAGGTTTTGCCCGGTGGCGATGCTTTCTGTGCCGTCGAGGTGGTACGAAAAAACGGTCTTGTTGTTGCCCGTTAAGTATTCGTTCACTTGGATAAACCAAAAGTGCTTGCCGCTAAACATAATCCGCGCCCCCCAGGCCGTTGCGATCTGGTCAAGGATATCGTAACAACTGTAAAAACGCTCGTTGCCCTTGTTGTCCACCCAGTAAAAGGCGTTGCCGTTGATCCTGGAGCGGCTGAGCGGGTTGATGTTGCTTGAATAGGTATAGCTGTTTTCGTGCCAGTTGCAAACGACCTTTAAAATGTTCTGATCTATCGTCTGCATATAGTTGACAATGCCGGATAGTTTGCCGATGCACCGCAAAATTATTGTTGTGAACGTGTCGAATCCGGTGTAAGATGTTGTACCTGCAATAGCGTAGTCTATGCCCTTCAACAAGCCAATGCCGTCGGTGGCGGTGATGTTTGCCACATAGCCAATCTGCAAAGGCACGTCCTCGATGCTTATCAAGTCTGTTACGATATACCCCGTCCAGTTCTGCACCAGGCCGTCAATGTCGCTATATTGGAAGGATAGCAGCAAAGAACTTTCCTCAGCTGTTACCAGGCTGTCAATAAAGTCCTGAATATCCTGATGATCAACGATAATGCCAAGCTGCAACTCACTGCCAATAACGCCAACAAAGCGTTCCTTTGTATCGTCGCCGCGCCAATTAATCTTTAAGGAAACGGCCTTGAACTCCGCACTTGCACCGGAGTAGTTGCTATCCGATATGATAACCGAATAGGTACTTTGCTTTTCGCTTTGCCATTGCCCTTGCAGCCTTGTTCCCATCAGCGCACCCGGTTTTGGCGCAGCTGTGCGCGTTCAACTAATAACAGCAGGTCGTTGCCGCTTATCCTGGCCTCGGCAACCATCCCCCCACCCCCGGCACCATCCAACAGGCTGCGAAGTTTAGAAAGCGGCGCGATGACCTCCGGGTCAACGCGGGCGTTCGGGTTGTCGCCTACGGTGGCGAGGGTAGGAGCGTAAGCAAGACCGCCCTTTGCGAGTTTTGGCGGGGATATTTTGTTAACAAGCGTATTGAATAGCAACGCCGCCGCGCCGCCCGCCGCGCCTGCGATTGGTACAGCCAGTGGCCCAAGTGCTTTTCCGATTGGGCCTTTTAAAATATTACTTACGATACCAGTTACACCTTCTTTTATAAATGCGCTAATTGTTTGCCGTGCTGCCTGCAACGCCGCATTCCCAAGTTTTCTAAGATTCGTTTCCCCCTGCGCCGCTAAGTCGGCAAAGGCAGAGGCGGCGGCGAGGGTTGCATCCCCGAGGCCCTCCACAATTGTTTTTGGCTGCTGTATAGATAAAAGCGTTTCCCTAAATCTTGCTGCTGCTGCCTGCGCCTGGTCAAAGGATGCCCCCAGGCTAAGCGTTGTTGCTGCAACGGCTTGTGTGGTCAAATCAAGGGTTTGGAGTAGGGGTATATCAAAAAATTCACGGGGTGCGGCGGTGGCGGGGGAGGGGGTTGTCGTTGTACCTGCGCCGCGCTGCGATGTTCTTAGGGACGCTTCAAGCTGTTTAATCCTTGCTTCTAATGCGAGTGCTTCGGGGCTTTTGTCGGTGCCACCGCCGCCACCGGAGGTGGTTCTTGAAACGCTACCTAATGTCTTATCAAGTGCTGCCTGCGTTTGCCGCGAAGCATTTGTTAATTCGTTTTGCGCGGCCTTTACATTTTGCAGCCTTTTTTCAAGATCGCGTAAAGAGGCGGCCAACTGTATATTTGTTGTTGTATTTGTTGCCGCAGTTGTGCCATAACTTGCATCTGATGTAATTAAATTACGGGTACCTTTTGCGATAACTTCTCTTTGTCGTGCAAGCTTTGTTTCTATTTCATATTGTTGTGTAGCAAGCTCAACAAGCCTTTCGCGTTGTTTTTCTAAAACGCCCTCAAGGGCCGCCAAACGAATTTTCTTTTCAAATTCAGTATTTGCTGCTGCTTGTGCAATTTTGATACGATCTATGTTATCGCCCTCTTTGATTAGCTGAGGGAGGTAGTCTTTATACTTAGAGTTTATTTCATTGATTAATCTTGATCGGGTTTCCTGACTTGTATTGCTATCATTTAATGCAACAAATAGATTATTCAATTCAGATTTTTGTCCAATAAGCTGTTTTGTATTTTCACTTAAATAATCGTTATATGTATCAACGGTCGGATTTAATTCACGATAATTTTTTACAATCGCCGCAATGATTACACCAATCGCAGCTAATGCGATGCCAACAGGCCCTAAGGTAACAGCTACAACTCCAAAAGATTTTGCTAATAATGTTGCCCCTTGTGTTGCTAATGTTCCAAGACTTGCAATTTTTGCGATTCCTATTAACAACGGCCCTATTGCGACCGTTGCGGCAAGGGCTTTGACAATAAATGCCTGTGCCTCCGGCGATAAAGCCTTAAACCTATCAACCGCATCCTGAACACCAGACGCAAGCCTTTGAAAAATGCCTGTTAAATTTAAACTTGTGGATATTGTCCTTCCAAGTTCAGATAGCGAAGTGCGCAGACTGTCACGTAAATTTTCGAAGCTATTAGATAGTCCACCCTGTACGCGTTCGAGTTTTGCAAATTCCGCTGTTGTCCTGGCAATAAATTCTTGTGATGAAATACCCAGTTTTTGCAGTTCCTCGCTGTCGGCTGTTCCAAACGCCGCCTGCAATGCCGGACGTATTTCGAAGATGCGTTCGTTTAACTGGTTGATTTCCTCGGCTGAAATTTTGCCCTTTGATGCTACCTGCGTAAGCGCCAAGATTGCGCCGTCAAATGCCTCCGCACCACCGCCCGATCTTGCAACCGCGTTGCCGTATTGCGTTATGATTTCCTCTGCCTGCCTGGCACTAATGCCGACTGCTTGCAGTCGCGTAGATGCCTGGACAGCTTCGTTAAAGCCAAGCCCAGGGGCTTCGGCAACTTTGCGCAGCCGTTCGATTTCCTCGGCTACATTTGTGCCCTCGGCTGCCACGGCGGCGAAGGCGCGCTCCAGGCTTTCAAAATCCCCGAACGCTTGCACGGATGCCGTGCCAAGTGCGACCAGAGGAAGGGTAAGCGATTGCGTAAGGTTGGTGCCAATGTTTTCAAAGGTGCGCTGAAAACGGGCGATGCGGCGTTCTACTTGTTGCATCCCGCGCTCAAAGTCGCGCACGCTTGCGCCAATCCTTACATTCAAATCTGCTATGCCTGCCATATCATATATTTCTTACAACATCCAAATTTACGGCCAACCCTTCACGAACAATTATCTGCGCCGCTTTGCGCTTCATAAGCTCCAACGCCTTGCCCTTTACCTGTTGCAAGGCCGGTACCATGATTCGCAGCCGGAAGGCATTGGCGCTGCCGTACACCATGTGCGCGTAATATCCATTAATTTTTGTATCGCTGTTGAATATCTGTCGGGCAGTTCCCGTAATTGGCCCACGCCCTCGGTAATATGGCCCGATAATAACCTTATACGTTTTCTTCTTGTATTTCTGCCTTTTGTCAGCAATATCTACAATAGACCTCTTTAAATTGCCCGGATAATATACGCCCGTTTTGCGCCCTTTCCCGGCGGGGGCTTTAATGCGCCCGATTATTTTAGGCGTATTATAAGTGTAATGTATTTTGTTGTTTACAAAAGAATTTGCAGCACGTTTGCGCGCGCTTGCAATAATAACAGGCGCGGCGGCTTTGGCAATTTCCTGCCGCAAATCCCAGCGGGTAATTTCCCGGAACAGTGCGACAATGCGGCGGGTGAATTCATCGGCACCATCGAGGCGCGCCTGCACCGACGGGGAAAGATCAACGCGGGCGCGCTGTCTATTCTGAAATCTGTTAAAATTGCCGCTTACTGCCATTGTGATTTCATTTCGTTATCCCACCGTTCGAATAATTCGCGCCGTGCCGCTTCCTCGGCTGCTTTGTCCACCGGAGCCGCCGCCGTTGGCTTGATCTCCCAAGGAAAAGTAATAAGGTCTTGCGGCTTTAGCGTTTTGCCCTTGCTCATGTGTGGCTGCAAACTAATTGCGGCCATCCACCGCGCGCGTTCCCAGTCGTCCTGCCGTTGCGTGCTTAGTGCTTCGGCGCGCGCTTCGATTGTTAGGATAACGCTTTTAAGTGTCATATCCCAGAAATCACTGGGCGCAATGCCGTAAGTACCAACTGCGAAACGTTCTACCTGCCCCAGCGTTAGCGCTTCGCCTTCGTCGGGGCTTTCGGGTTTCCCTCAGCGCCGGGCATGGACTTTGCGACGATGTCCATGGCCTTTTCCAGGAAGGCCGGGTTTTCATCCAGCAAGTCACCAACGTCTGTAATGGTGTAAGAAAAGTCTTTTCTTTCCTTCCGGTGCCCGTCCTTTATGCCGTGCCAAAGCAGGCTAAGCAAAATTTTAGGCTCCATGTTTTCCCCGAGCTTCGAAAAGTCGGCTAAGGTCATACCATGCTCATCGCAAAACTGTGCGAGGGCGGCCATGCCAAAAGAAAATGATACTTGGCCGCCCTCGATTTGTATATACTGTGTTGCTTTCATGAAGTGAATTGATTGTTATGGTGTCATCGTTACCGCGCCCGTAATTGTCCAGGTTGCGCTGTACGTTGCGTTTTCTTCTACCGCCGCGCTCATTTCAAGGCTGGTGATGAATGCGGTACATTGCCAGTAAGGCGTGCCTGTGACGTTGGGCTGGAATTTTACCAAAAGCTTTGTGCCGGCGTTGTAGTGGGTAAAAAGATCGTCAATGCCCAAATTGGTCGTATCGAATGCGATAAGACCCTCGCTTTGCAGCGTGCCGGAGCGGCGGCCTGGTTCTGCGGAGGTGTAGGATGCGACGTTGTCCTTCGTTAGCGTTTCCCGCGTCTCGGTAGATAGCGACATGGTACAGTTTGTCGCCTCACCGATGGCTATGCCGCTTGCATAAATTCGAAAATTAGTTCCATTTACAACCGTTGCCATGTCGTTTATTTTAAGTTGCTAAAAATTTATTCTTCTTCCTCCACGCCGTAAAATTCTGGCGGGAGGTAGTAATTATTTACCGTTATGGGCTGCCGTTCTTCCGGCGGCTTTGGCTTATAGTCGCGCCGGGTCTGATCTTCATGAACGAATGCCACCCCGCCGCTAACAAGCTCCGCTGCCATTTCCTCGGTAACGTCCGGCTGGTCTCCGGGCTTCCATTTGAAAAATGGCTTTATTATTTCAACGATCATCTGTTTTGCCTGAATTGATACTCCTGCTCAACTATAAAAATGTGTTTGTCCAGGTGCATAGAGCCGCTACTTTGCCCGTTGAACTTGCAGCTTTGAACATTTACCCCGTCATAGGTGCCCGACATCCGGTCAAGCGCGGCGCGCACCTTTTCGGCAAGGTCAATCGCAACGGCGTAGCTATCTGCATAGATCATCAATCCAACACTTACAATGTCTAAAGGCGATACACCGTCTTTTATATCCGTCGGTGCCGTGTCCGCTACGCTATACACTATAAAGGGATACGTTGCATCCTGCGTTGCCATATCCGGGTAAATGCGCGTGCTTGTGATGGCCGTTACCGCCGTCGTTGCGCTTAGTTTGCCGTATATTGCTTTTCCAATCATGGTTTTACGGCTTTTGCGCTCAGCACATTGTATTGTCGGCAGTTGCTTTCGCTTATTGCTTCGATGTCGTAGTAACGCGAATCGTGCAGGATGCGGCTAATTTCGTTTACATCCGTTCTTTTGCGGATGGTGAAATTTACATAGCTAATTGCCGTTTCCTGCCCGGCCTCCTCGGTCTCTTTGCTTTTGTTTAGCCTGTATTCGATATTTGCCCAAACGCTTGCAAGATTAGACCATGATTCGACCCTTTCGCCGAATGTGTTGGTCGTCTCGGTCTTGTTTTGCAGAGTGATATACTCCTGCATCCTGCCGATGCGCTCAGCGCTTTTGTATTTGCCCTTTAGCTCCATACAAATATCCTGTATCCTGCTGCTTGTAAAATGTATTCTGCCGCCGTTGGCATTTTCTTTACATAGTCCGTGCGGTTGTCGTACATATCTGCAATAGTCAGCATCATCGCCGTTTTTATGGCCGCCGGTACCGCGCTTGAATTGTCATAGCCTGCTGAATAGATTGCCGAAGCATTGCCCGGCGTGTTCTGCGTATCCGGCCAGGTCTGATCATATTTGCGGATTATGCGCGGGGGCATGGTTACCGTATCAACCCGGTAAATCCCTGATGCCATAACTTGCACCGCGCCCGCGCTATCCAGGTAATGCAGCCCGGAGACTTCGCGCAGCGGGCTGATGCGAAGATTTAGCGTGCCGTCCTGCGGTAGCCCATCGAAGACCTCCAGAACGGTTTGCGGTAAAAGGGCCAGCGCACAATGATTTTCAACCCACTGCCGCGCGGCGGTGATAAGCGTGTCAATAAGTGCGTCATCAGACGTACTATCAACCTTTAGATAATTTTTTACCTCCGACCTTGTCAGCGGCTCCGTTGTGGGTGCCGTTGTTACCTTGTACGCCACGCTGTATTTTATTTTGTTGTGCCTGTGCCTTTTCGTATCCGATTGCAGGCTCGGCAATGCCTGCCTGGATCAACCGTTCCGCTTCCTCCGGGCTTGTCTGGTAAACCGTCCCGGCGGGCATGGAAAAACCCACGCCCGCCAGAGGTTTTATCAATCGGATGCTTATCATGCCTGCAAAAGGACTTTAATCGCACCCACCGGAATAAGTTTGCCGTCGTATCGGCTAAATCCGTAGAAGCCCACACTGAAATTATCCAGGAAGAGTTCATCGGTGCGGATAAATACCGGGTTAAGCACCTCGCGAATCAGATAATAAGACCAATCGCCAAAGGCCACCGTCTTTTTTGCCGTTGCGATGCTTTCCATAGACTGATTGATCACGTATGGGAATCCCCAAATCGTAGAAGGCTCGCCATCGCGCACCGAAGGCACCCAAAGCGGCGTTGAATCTGAGCTACCAAGTTGCAGCTTTTTGATTGCGGCAAGGGTGCTGTCATTCATCATAAACGCGACGTTCGGACCAACCCGGTACGCCGGGTCAACGCTGTGGATAAGGTCGAGCAGTTCGGCGGCGGTGATTGCCGTTGCGCTCGCCGTAGTCTTGCCTGTCGGTGCGCCGTTGCTTGCTGCCAGGATGCCCGTCGGCTTTGCGCTGCCGTTGCCCGTCGTGAAATCGGTGTTGATGGCGCGCCCGAGGCGGATAGCCATCATCTGATTAATTTCTCCGGCTGCGTTCACCGCCTCATCCTGCAACCATTCGCGCGATACGATGATCTTGGTGCGGTAGGTGTATGCAGAAAGTTGGATACGCGATATGCTGAAATCCTGCGTAGTTGTCGCGGATGCTTCCGCCGTCAAGAGCGCGCTTGTTGCAGTGTCGTCAACGAAAGGCTGATTCCAAATGCCCCCGCCGGAGGTGCGCACGATGCGCGCCGCGTTGTACATCCCGCCGTACTGCTTTAGTGTCATCACAAAATCCGGGGAAAGTTCGGTCGGCACCACATAGCCGCCATAAATTGCCCCGGTCGTCTCCGTGGTGATGGTGCTTGTGCCACGCTGTTCGCCCGCTGCCAAGGCTGCCAGGCTTGCCTGATCCATGTACTTTTCCCCGCGCCGGATGTACTTATCAAAGGCTTCGCGGTAGCCAATGGCGGGCATTACCTGTGGCTCGCTGATGCTAATGCCGTTGGCAAAGTTTGCACCTTCCATGCCGGAGATAATGCTGCGCGCTTCGATGGCGCGGGAAAGTTCCTCCTGGTCGTTGTGCATACGCAGAAAAGTCGCGTTTTCCTCTCCATTAAGGTCGCGGCCTTCCGATTTTGCACGATTCACCAGGTCCTTCATTTGCTCACGAATATTCATATAGTCGTGGCGCAATTCCTGAACTGATTTCATGTTTTGAAATTTTTAAATTAACAAATCCTCTGCCGCGTCACGGAGAGGTGTATTTTCTGGCTTTTGTGCTACTTCCTGCCATTCCTCCAGGCTGCGAAGTGCAACACTGGTTTCCTGGTATGCGGGAAATGTGACGGGGCTAACATCGAAAAGCCTTTTAATTCTTTTAATTTTGCGCTTCGGCTTCATGCCCGCGCGCTCCTCCCAGTCTTCTTTGTCTATGGTAAAGCCGAAGGAGCTTTGGGTAATGTCACCGCGCCGCAGCAGCTCCCGCAAATCGCGCCCGGCGCTTGTGTCGGGGATGTCAAATTCATAACGCAGCCCCTTTTCATCTATGCGCAGCGACAATGTGCCGGATGCGGTGCGGGCAAGCAGCATGTTCGGGTCATGGTTGAACAAGGCGCGCACGTCGGACATATCCGCGCCGTCAAATGCGCCCGCTTCTATCACTTCCTCAAATCCGCCTATATCGGTCGTGCTGTTGAATAAGGCCGCGTATCCAACGGCCTTGCCTTCCTCCGGCATTTCCATGCCCCCTGTTATCGTACGTTGTTCCCTGTTTTCCATGTCTTTTACTTTTTGTTCCGCCCATCGGAGCATGGCGTCGCCGCCCCAGGCGTCGTACATAATCGAACCGCATACTTCTTTGCCGTCGTTGTCAAAATATTGCCCGGTGTCATAGACCTTTGCGCGGCTGAGGAATGAATACGTGCGCACCGTGGTCTCGTGGCTGATGGTTTCCCGGTTTGCCAACTGGTTAGCGCGCGTCCATCCCACCGCCGTACCGCACTCGCTGCCGTTTTCGTCGCGGTGGCGGAGTGCCCGGCGCGCGTTGTTGCTTGCTGCTTCTGGATAGTCGTTATACGGCATCGGCTTGGCGTTGTTGTATTTCAAATAAATCTAACTGCCTCTGCCCGGCGGCCTCCGCTGTCGGCTGCGTTGGATCAACCATGTTCATAGGCACATAGTAGGCCTGGCCGCTGCCGTCTTCAATCGGATTATACCCCTCCTTTAGCCGCACTTCATCGCGGTTTAGGATACCCCACTTCATCATACTTTCAAGCCACTTGGAGCGGCTATCCAGGTCGGACATTGCAAGGTCGTCAACGTCAAAGAAGACCTGAAATACGCCTTGCTCATCCGCCGGAAATAGCTTAGTGTTTAGCTCGGCTTCTATGCGCTTGCACCAGGGCCGGATCGTGTGCTGCCGGAAAAGCAGGCTAAGGTGTTCGATGTTGCTAAAGGTTGCCCGATCCAGGTCTTCCAAAAGGAACTGAGGCACGCCGAAAATCCGCGCTATGTCTGAGATGGTAAGTTTCTTTGTATCCGCTGCGCCCGCCTGCTGTGGGCTAAGGCCAATTTGCTGATATTCCATGCCTTCCTCCACAATCGCCACTTTGCCGGAGTTGCCGCTGCCTGCATAGGTGCCCTGCCAACTTTCCCGGAGCCGCTTGACCGCATCCGGGGTAAGGCGGCCCGGATGCTTTAGCACGCCGGAGATCGTTGCCCCGTCGCTAAAGAATTTTACCAGGTATTGCTGATTAGCTAAGGCTAAACCAAAGTTATCGGCTAAGAATTTTATTACGTTTAGCCCGGTTATACCGTTCCAGGATATGCCGTTGATGTGGATGATATTTCCCGCCCGGATTTCCCGGATGCTTGGCTGCATTACCCCGGCGGTAGGATCGGCGATTTGTTCGATGTATTCGTACACGATTGTCCCGCTCTTGGTCTTCACCGTCACGCGGTCGGGTGCCAAGATGGTGTAATTCTTCGGGTATCCCGTGACGCGCTCTCGGTTGATTTCTGCGTATCCGTTGCCGTATAGCAAGGCATGAGTCACCAGAGTCTGAAAGAAATTGTACTTTGTATAAAGGGGCGAAGGCTGGAAGGCCATTTGCCGCTGTATCGGATGGCGCAGCGCAATGTCTTTGCCGCCGTCGGCGCGCATTTGCACCACGTTTACCGGGAGGGAGGCAATGGAATCGCTGATAATGTTAACCGCGCGCCATACGGTAGATAAAGACAAGACCGTGTCGGCGCTTACGGGCTGCTTTGTGTTTGTGGGCACGGCGGTGATGCGGCTAAGGAGCAGTTCATCCACCGCATTGCCTTGCAGCATACGTTTTTCCTGGCTTTCGGCGCTCAGTGCGGTTTGAAATCCTAAAAACTGCTTTATGCCATCAAAAAAACCCATTTGCACGATTTAAATACAAAAATCCTGCAATTAGCCGCTGTATTTTGCAAAGTTTGTTTGCATAAAATAAAAAACCGGATACCCGTTGCAGGCATCCGGCGAAAAAACGGAAAGTATGTTTAACGGATCACTTACGGATATGGTGCGGGCAAGCAGCCCGGAATGATTCATAACTCTTGTACCTTTCCGGCAGTCGGTACTCCTGCCGTTCATTTTCCAAGGCTTCCCACGCCTCGCGGTGATTCATTGCGCTTGCTTGTACAAAGTGCCAGAAACGATCTGCATATCCTTCCGGGTATAAAGTATCCAGGACAACTAAAGGAATACTGATTTGCTCCATGGTCTTTAATTAAAACTAAAGCATAAATAAATCTCTATCGTTATAAACCGATGCACCGTTTTTTGCAAGCCAATTTAAGTAGCCAGCAAAGCACATGGCCAATACAACAAGGCCATCTATTTTTTCGCGGCTTTTGTCTTTGTCAAATTTACATAACCCGTTGAAGTACTTGATTGCAACGTTTCCCGCCATCCACCTTAACACCTCATCGCCACCATGCGCCAGGCGTTGCGTTGAAATTAGCTCCTCGATCATGCGTATAGGCTCGTTGAAATTTGTAACGGTTTGCCGGAATGGTATCAACCGCGCGCCGTGGTCGGTCAGCTCTGTTGCCAGTTTTGTGGACTGCCAAGGATCGTAATAGATACTTTCAATATCGTATTGCTCCCCGGCCTGCAATACCTTTTCCAGGACTGCATTTTGATCTGTGATGTTGCCCTCGGTAAACTCCACTAGCCCGGCCTTTTGCCAGTCCAGGTAGGGCACGCGGTCGCGCCGGACGCGCTGCTCGGCATTGTCGCCCGGTATAAAATACGAACACTTAAAAACAAAGTCTCCGGTATCATCGTCTGGGGGGAATAGTAAACCGAAGGCGGTTAAATCGCGGTTGCTGGATAAGTCAAATGCGGCAAAGCAGCGGCGGCCTTGCAAATCGCTTTCCTTTGTAGTCTTTGCGCACGTCATCCAGATATGGTCTTGAATCCAGGTCTTGGCTGAGCGCATCCAAATGTTCAGGTTCTTTGTCTTAAAATTTACTTCGCTGCTTTGCCCTTCGTTCAGGGCACGCTGAAAGGCTATGTCCATCGCCTCCCGGGTCGGGGTAACGCCCAGGGATGGATTAGCCTTTTGC